AAGAATGAAAAGAAAGCAAAAGAGGATTTCGATAAACGCATTTTTGAAAGTAAAAAGAAAGCAATTGAAGCAAATATTGAATTGGCGAAAAAGACAGGAAATACATTGACTCAAACTATGGATGAAAATGGAAATTTAGTAGGTGTGAGAGAAAATGTGAATTTTGAAGAGAGAGCTGTAGCAGAAGAAATTAAGAAAAATAAGAATTAAATAAAAAATAATATATATAATATATTATCATATCATATTATGAATTCATCATTTTACGATATTGGTTTAAAATTAAATTGTGATAAAATATATCAACACGGATATCATTTTATTTATTCGAATTTTTTGGAAAAATATACAGATATAAAAGATGTAGGAATGATAGAAATTGGTATCGAAAATAGTGCTTCATTAAAATTATGGTTAAATTATTTCCCGAATATTTTCATATATGGTATGGATATTAATATTGAAGATAAAGGAGATCGCTTTAAAATATACAAAGGAGATCAAAGTAATAAAGATCATTTGAATAATCTTGTAAATAATATAGAAAAACCAATATTTTTTATAATAGATGATGGGTCTCATATTCCAGAACATCAAATATTAACATTTGATATATTATTTGAAACATTATTACCAGGAGGTATTTATATCATTGAAGATATTGAAACATCTTATTGGTCCCAAAATTATATTTATCAATATGAGACAAAGTATGGATATCACCATCCAAATTCTATTATTGAATTTTTTAAATTATTGATCGATGATGTTAATTCCGAATTTTTAAAAGTCGAAAATAAAAACATACAAACTTCGGTAATTAACGAAAAAATAAATGTGAAAAACAGAAAAAATATTTCATCGATTACATTTTACCATAATTGTATTATTATAAAAAAAAAAACTAAAGACGAAATTGAATTTTATGGAGATCGAGAATATTATTGGAAACAACAATTATAAAAAAGATAATTGCATTATATATAATGGATTCCAATACAGAAACAAAGGATATTGTAAATCAATATGTGGTATTTTCGTTCACAATTACATTTATTTTTTTATTAACAACTGGAACTATAACATTCATCGAAGCAATTCGAACTCAGAATCCAAGAGTTCGGCATATTCTTAATTTAGAAACATGTATTTCTGTAATTGCTAGTTATTTTTATTCTAATTTTATGACAAAAATAGAAGCCCAATCGAAAACAGGGTTTGATTGGGATTTAATAACACAAACTAGATATATCGATTGGAGTATTACTACCCCATTAATGCTTTTAACATTATGTTTAGTTCTTGGAGACAATATAGGTAAACATATACATTTACCCATTTATTTATTGATTATTCTTATGAATTTCAGTATGTTAGGAATCGGGTATTTAGGTGAAGTAAATCATTGGGATAAATTATCTACTAGTTTACTTGGGTTTATGCCTTTTTTTGCCATGTTTACACTTATATTTACTCAATTTGTAGCTCCTAAATTTCGTTTAGATAATTATATTTTATTCGGAGTATTTGTGTTGGTTTGGAGTATGTATGGAATCGTTTATTTATTAAAAGAAGAATATAAGAATATATGTTTAAATATATTGGATTTAATTTCAAAATGTTTCGTTGGAATCGGATTATGGGCTTATTATACCAAGATTTTTGTTTAAATATCCCACTTTTTTATTTTTTATTCAACTGTAAAAAATAAAATTCAATCTATTCTATTCTATTCAATCAAGTCCATACCAGAATGTTCTTTCATATATCGTTTACTAGATGTTTCAACTAAAAGTCCATTAGCATATATACCATAATTCATATAATAATCGTCATTCTCTAATGCTAAATGCCAAATTGAAAAAAGTCCTTCTTCTGAATAAGGTTCTGCACGTTCATCTAAACATGCTAATAAACGATATTTCCCGTCAGTAATATAAACATCACCAACTAATTCGATGGTTTTTTCTCTTTGTTCTGGAGAGATCTTATCTGTCAGAATTGCATGATATCCTGTAAGATATAAATCTTCGAATAAGTCTGGATATTTACCACCACGAGCACATTTATATAATTTATTTTGACTTCGGATATTATTTCCAGAATTATATAATTTTGTGGTTCCAATCATATCTACAGGGACATAACCATTCAAAATAGTTTTTACTAAATCACCCTTACGAATATCTTGGATTTTCACGTATTTTTCTTTTTTTTCTTGGGTATTATAACATAAAATTTTAGAATCTTCTTTGAAACATGGAACGATTGGAGCTTGTCCTGGAGAATATTTATTCGTAAGATCATATTTTACTACTGCCCCGTTTGTAATAGTTAAATAATAATTTTGAGCAATGATAATATTATTTCCATTATTATACACACCCAATGCAACTAACGTATTTCCGGAAGAAGGAACTAATAATGCTTTATCAACATGAGTAGGATAAAAAATATTTAAACGACTAGTTCCATCTATTGCAAAAACAAAATCGCCATAAGCATTTGTTGCTAAAGTTGCAAATGGTCCCGATACACCTTGTGTATTGATATTGGACCATGTAACACCCGAATCTTTACTTACAATTATTTTTTTATCAGTTGTATTGTTTAAAGCAGTATATAAAATAGTTCCATCTGAATTACTTGCAACATAATTAGGCGGAGGACTATTTGCAATATATCCTGGAACAGCATAGATAAAAGACCAAGTAGACCCTCCATCCGTCGATCGATAAATCGCAGCTTTTGCATTGGTTGTCATTATTAACTTGTCGCCAGTAGCATCACATGCCAGTTGAAATATGTTAATTAATTTGTAACCACCAAAATCAGAATCTGTAGTCTCTGGATTAATATTACCTCCAGGTAATGTATCATTTGGTAAAAAGGTAACTTTATTCCAAGTAGTTCCTCCATTGATTGATTTATAAAGACCATCCCCTAATTTTACTACATAAACAGTTTGTCCATTGGCACTACATGCAATAGATGTATAACCACCAATCACAGTATAAACTACATTCCATGTAGTTCCATAATCGGTAGATTTTACAACCGCAATATTCAAAACATTATCTATGCATACATAAATAATTGCACCATCTGAACTAGATGCAATACCCTTTATTTTTTGATAATCCGATAAGGTATATCCTGAAAAATTACTTCCAGATATTGCATTAATAGATGCCATATTATATAGTATATTATATTATTATATTATATATAAACTTTACCATTTATTTTTTTTCACCGTTATTTGAGCTCCTGGTTTTTTCTTTTTTGCATTGGATGGATCATATGCTTCATCTTCATCATCAGATCCTAATCCTTTTGATATTTCCCAGAATTCTTTCGATCCTAACTTGAAATCCGGTCGATTTTCAGCTTTATACCAGAAAATTTGATCGCCTAATTTATTGGATTTTGCGTTATTATTAATGACTAAACATTCATAATTTTCGGTCGTCTGATCCATCACTGAATTAAAGGATTCTAAGGTTGGAAACATACTTGCATAATTCTCCCAAATTCGTTTTCGATTTGTCATGTATGGTTCTCTTAAAATAAAAACATAATCTATGTTTGTTCTCAGTGTGGGAGGAATACCTAATGGATATTGCATTGTGATGATTAACATGACCTTCCAATGTCTTCCGTTCATAAATAGAAGTCGCATTAATTTATCACGTGTCCACGAAGCATCATATAAACAATCGTCTAAAATCACGAAAGTTCTTGGATCAATTGTCGTTCTTCTGTAAGTTTCTACTTCTTTTTGCATTTGTTTCATCACCGTTTTTTGTCTTCTCAAGATGTTTTCTATTAAAACCGAACTGTATTCATTATGAATAAAGAGTTTCGGAACATGTGCAGCATAAAACCCATTACCTGCTTCTGTCCCTGAAATCACGGTTCCTATAGGTATATCTTGATGAAAAAATAATAAATCACGCACTAAAAACGTTTTACCAGTATCACGACGCCCGATTAAAACGATCACTGGACCTTTATTTTCATCGGGACGAAATGTTATCCATTTCATATCCCATTTTTTCAATTCTAACGTCATTTTTTATTTACTTGTATATATGTCCGATTTATTATTTTTATATGTATGAC